AAAAACATTCCGCAAAACCCCCGGCTTCCCCAAAAACGAAGACGGCTCGACAGTAAACGACCGCGACTATCAGGCGGACAGGGCCGCGCAGGAGACAGTGCTCTCCATAGCCGCCAACTTCAACGGCCACGCCCTCTCTTTTGACTCCCCGGTAGTCGTAACCCAGGACGGCGTGGTCGTCTCAGGCAACAACCGCACGATGAGCAGCAAGCTGGCCGCCGAAAAAGGCACGGACGGCGCGTACATCGAAACGCTGCGCTAACGCGCCGCCCGCTTCGGCTTCAGCCCCTCCGACATCGACGGCTTCAAACACCCCAGGGTCGTGTTCGAGATCGAAAACAAAGGCGGGTACTCCACTGCTGACTTCGCCAAGTACAACGAGCAGAGCCAAAAAACGATGAGCCCGCTGGTTCCCGATTCCGTGAAGCAGTACGCGAAGCGTCTGGGCAAAGCCGGCCTTGACTACCGCTGCATACGCGTAATGCGCACCGAGCAGGCGGCCATGCTCGCGGATGAGCAGATCACGCTGGCGATGGACTCCGACATCTGCACCGGCGAGCTTGACTGGGTAATGACGCAGGGGCGGGACGCATGGTCATGCAATTGCGAGAAGTACTCGAAGAAAAGCCCGTGGAAGGTTGACGACCCGGAGCGGCCTGAGATACCGCTGCACCCGAACTGCACCTGCCAGTGGTATCCGAGGCTGAAGACCGACGAGGAGATTCTTGCGGACGCTGAAGGCGAAGACTGGCTGGACGACGACGAGCTTGACGCGCTTATCGACGGGGACGAGGAGCTTAAAGCCCTGTTTGACGCTATAGACGGGGAAAGCGGGGGCGGCGCTCCGCCGGATAAGCCGCCGTCTGATGACAGCGGGGACAGCGGCGGGGATGACATTGAGGGACGCTTCGGGAAAGAATTCGCGCGGTTCTACGACAAGTCGATGGGCTATATCGATGCAAACAAGCCGATACCCGATAACGTGAGAAGAGAGCTTGAAAGCTATCTTGCGAACAGCGGCAAAACCGTGGACGGGTTTATCGCCGAGGTGAACGATTTTGTCAAAAATGGGGAAATCGTACACCATGACGACCTTGACAGCTTCCTTCGCAACATAGACGACTTTGAAAATGACCCCCGAGTAAAGTCGCAGTTTGAAACCGGGGATTCCAATGTGCTAGTTGCCCCTGAAGACAGAAACCATTGGGAACGCCGCTTGATAGGCGAGGCGGAAAGCTACGGCGCAGTATCAAGCCAAAGAGACAGGACAGGTTACGGCATTGAAAATGCCCACCGGCCAGTGTACGCCGTGGTTACGAACCCCAACGAGTTGCAGTTGCAGTTAAATGACGGCGGTTCTAGAAAAATAGCTTTTATTTTCAGCGGAAACGCGAGGGACAGGGCTTCATTTACATTGGGCAACTCTTCTATTGACGGCATGGGAAGTTTCAGAAACGATGCCGCTTCAATCTTTTCAAAGCCGCAGGTCAATGCAAGTAAAAACGCGAGAAGTTTTTTCAATAGTTATGTGGAAGCCCAAGTTTGGGGCGGCATAGACTTGAGAAGGAACGATGTAAGGGCGGTTGTCATTGACGAGTCCCTATATCAGGCCAGAGCCAGCGATTCCGGCTTTTTGCGTTTTTTGCGAGTATTGGAGGCCAACGGCGTATCCGTGGAAAGGGTGCCTAGCGGAAAAAACCAGTTGACAAATCGGAGCAAAAATGCTATAATAAAGTATAAGGGAGAAAGCAATATGCGTTTATTAGCAACGGGCGATGGGCGTGTTTATGATGCTGGCGATAACTGGTATCATGTGAGAATGAACCCGGACGGAAGCAAGCAAGAAATATACAAATCCAAAGCCGAAAGTCCTTGGTATCCTATCGCGAGGTGCATAAAATGGGGAATGAAGCCTGTTGACATCGGGTATCTGAACGCGTTAAGCCCTTCCAAAGGCGGCAGCGTCGAAGCCGCCGAAGAGTACGCGAGAAACAACCCGCCAATAGAACTGCCACCATTAGTCCTCCCGCAAGCCTAGCCCCAGCAAGCGGCAAAAACATGGCCAGCGGAAAAACGTTTGAGGAAAGAAAGCAAGCCGCTTTGAGCGCAGCCGCCGCGCTGGGCATCGTTGACGTTACAGCGGACGAGAAAAACGGAATCAGCCCTGAAACGGTGGAGCTTGCCGCCAAGCTGATGCGAAAGCACGGCGACGCGGCCTACGCCCGGCTGGAAGCCCGCCGGGAAGCTCAAAAGCAAGCCTAGCCCGCCGTCCAAAACGGCCATATTGTATCAAATTCTCCGTTTTTTCCATCTTGCGCACGGCGCAGTTTTTAGTTATATTTAAAGTCGATGGCAAAATCAGCTTTTACCGCCCAATAGCGGCAGCAAAAGCGTAAGGAGACGGAATGTACAACCCGATATATGTGTCCAATAACTTTCTAACCCGCTCTTTCGATCAGAAAACGCCGGTAACGGCCATGAAAATACAGAAAATGCTCTACTTCCTGTACAGAGATTATCTGAAGGAGACCGGGGTATCGCTGTTTTCCGAGCGTTTTTCCGCATGGAAGTACGGCCCGGTGCTTGAATCGGTTTACCACACCTATAAAAGGTTTGGAGCCAACAGCATCACCGACTACGGAGGCACCCCGGCCTATTCGATAAAGGAAGAGGGGGACGACGGCCTTCTGGAAAAACTTCTTGATAAAATCTGGGGCATAAGCAAGCCTTATAACGGGATATATTTATCCCAGTTGACCCACCAGAAAGAAAGCGCGTGGTACAAAGCGTGGATGGCGGAACAGCCGTTTTTGAATGACGACGATATTTCAAGCGATTCCGTCGAGTTAAAGTAGGCCGCCAATGGGAAGCGAAGAGCCGGACAAACCCGCGCAGGAAATAGCGGCTATCGATTTGGAAGAAGACAGCCCTAAGCCAGGGCGGCCCGTGTATGAAGCCAGCCCTAAAGAAGTGCAAGTAGAAAGGGAAGAGGCGAGAAAAGATGCCGATTCACACCATGCCAGGGACAGAGACTGGTGGGTAACAAAGGCCGCGGTTAAATTGGTTGTCGCTTTAATAATCATATACGCCGTTATTGTATTTGTTGAAGACCGTGCCAGCGTGTCGTCTTTGCTGTACCTTCTTAATTCGGTTATCATGCTTGCTATCGGATACATATTCGGCAACAGGTTTAAAAACAGCTAGCATTGATAAACCCTCCCTTTCGCGAGGTTGCCCTTAGCCTTTCGCCCGCAAAGCGGTTATTTCCAAAATGGAAACAACCACACCCGCAAGCCCGCTTCCCTTTTCAGCCGGTTAGCGGCACTAACCAACTGGTTCCCTGAACGTTTTGCCGGCTTCAGCAAAACGTTCAGCGCGTCAAGCCCGCCCGCAAAACTGCAACCGGCGGTTGCAGAAAACGCTTTCAATCCGCGCAGGCCACACCCAACTGTTTCCAAAAAGGAAAAAGTTCGCGCGAATTTTGCGCCGGACGCTTGACAAAACGCTTTTTTTAGCGCAGAATTAAAAATAACCAGCGGCGCAAGCCGATATGGTTATTGACAATAAAATAAACCGAATTTAAAATCGGCACTGCAAAACAGGCCGGATCGAGGCAATACCTCCGTCCGGCCTGTTTTTTTTTGCCTTCGGGCCGGGAGCGGGGTATGCGCGGATTGGACAGATACGAAGACCAGCTTGTCTGCCTTCAGATGGAAATCAGCAAAGGGAATTTCCAGACGGAGGCCGACGGCAACTTTTACTTTGACGTGGAAGCCAGCAACGAAAACCTCGACCTGCACGGGCAGACCGTGCTGCAGCGGGCGCTGTTGGAAAGCAAGGAATACTTTCTGACAAACGGGGTCATTTCCAAAGACCACCTGCACAAAAGGACGGAGAACGGGCGCACGGTCAACGACGAGGAATACGTCATAGGCGAGCCGCTGTCGGTTTACGTTGACGGCAAGTCCACAAGGGTAACCGGCAAGCTGTACGCCAAGAACAGGCACGCCAAAAAGTTCATCGAGCTTCTGGAGTCCGGCTCCAGCCGCGTGAAGGCCAGCGTCGCCGGCATCATGCCCAGGATAGTGAAGGCGAAAGACGGAACCGAGAAGGTGCTTTCCTTCCTCTGGAACGACCTTGCCTTCACCATAGCGCCGGTGAACCACACGGTAAGCCCCGCCTGCGGCATACTGGCGAAAAGCCTCACCGGAAGCGAGTTCGTGAAAACGCTCTCCGCCGGCGGCGGCACGGATTCAAGCCTGTTCGAGGGCGGCAGGGCGCTTCAGAGGGAAGATTTGGGCGCGGCAAAAGGCGGGCACGAAGCGGCCCTGGCGGGGCTGGTAAGCGAGATGAGCGAAGGGCGCGTGAACAGCCTGGAAGAGGCGCGAAGCTATCTGGAAGGGCGCGGGATAAACGGTTCAATAAGCCTTGACGTAGTCAGGGAATTGATAAAAAACAGAGACGAAATTGGGGAGGCATTACCAATGGCAAAGCAGAAGGAAGGCGTGTTCGAGGCCGTTCTCGGCAAGCTGCAAAAGGCGCTGAGTAGCGGCGGAGACGGCGGCGGGATCGCCAAATCGAGGCCGGACGACGACGACTGGGACGACGACGACGAAGACGATTACGAAGATGACGATGATGACGAAGGCGACGGCGCGGAAAAGATCGCGGCGACGGTAAGGAAGGCGCTGGAAGAAAACGCGGAGGCGACCGGCCTTGTCATGAAAGCGCTGGCCGGCCAGATCGAGTCGCTTCAAAAGTCGCAGGAAGAGATCGCCAAGGCCCTGCGCGAAATGTCCGAAGCGCAGAAGCGGGACGGCGAATTCAAAAAGTCGGTGGGGGAAGACCTGGCCGCGCTCAAGGAAAACGCGGAAAAGATAGCCGCGTCCCCCGCCCCCCGCCGGGGCGCGGCAAGCCTCAGCGAGGCGGGCCTGCAAAAAGGCGGCTTCGGGGACGGCGGGCAGATGAGGCTAAGCAGGCCGCTTACCTTTAAGGACAGGGACGACCTTTTCGACATCGTCATCAAGGCGGTAGACAACAAGGAAATGGACGCCTTTGAAGCGGGGAAGCTGGAAACCCAGATCAACAAGTCCGTCAACCACCCGAATTCCCCGATAGGGCCCGAACTTCTGGCGTTCTTGAAAAAGAAACTGCCGGACGGGATCGCTTAAGGAAGCACTGATTAACTCGAAGCTAATCAGTGCTTCCCTCTGCATTTGCTCATTTCATTGCGCAAAATGCGGGTAAGAACGATTATTAAATCCTCGATGGGATTTAATAATCGTTTCCTTAATTTTATCGCTTATTTTACAGGAGGAGACGCGATGAACGATTTATTTTTAATGACCGAATCCGGAGCGGAAACCGGAACGATGTCGGAAGAGCAGCTTGCAAAAGCCCTAGCCGCCGGAACCGGAACCGATTCCGCGCAGTTTGTCGGCGGGCGCTCGATGGTGCCGGAGAGCTTGGAAGCCACGATGGTCAACGCCATGCGCGAGCAGAAGGACGACTGCAAGCTGATGAACCGCATCAAGAGGCGGCCGGTGCGCTCCACCGTGCACGAGTACACCCGGCGCTACGACGTGGGCGACCACGACCATGTAACGGTAGGGGAAGGCCAAGGCTCGCCCAACACGAGGCAGGACTTGCGGCGCATCCCCGTGTCGGTCAAGTTCCTGCAAACCAGAAGGTCGATAACCGACCAGATGCTCGCCGTGGAAAGCCTTGAAGACGCGTACGAGTCTGAAAAAATGGCCGGAACCCTCACGATTTTAAGGGCCTCCGAAATGCTCTGCTTCCACGGCGACAGCGACGTAGTGCCTACCGAGTGGGACGGCCTGCCCAAGCAGATCATGAGGCTGCCCAGGGAGCAGCGGAACGTGAAGGACTACAGGGGCAGGACGATAGCCTCCATAGGCGAGCGCGTCCTCACCGACACGATGCAGGCCATAGCCGACGATGGCGGGCACGCGAACATCTCTTTCTTCCCGCTGGTGCTTACGCGCGACTTGCAAGACCTTGTCCGGGACAGGATAATCTTCGGTACCGGCGACAGCAGGATGTCCCCGGTCATGGAATCGTACCCGTCGCCTTTCGGCACGCTGAAGATCGGCGGCGACGTGGGCATGAACAGGCTTTTCCGGGTCAAAGGGCGCGTGAGCGAGAACGGCGACCCGGATATGCGCCCCAACGCCCCCGCCGCCCTGTCCGTAAACGTGTCGGCGGAAAGCGGGTCGCAGTTCTTCGCGGCGGACGGCGGGAATTACAGGTACACCGTCCACGCCGTGAACCAGTACGGCATATCCCCCGGCAGGGAGCTTGGCTCGCCCGTGGCGGTCGGCTCAGGCGAAGCCGTGAGGCTTACGATCAAGGCAGATGCCAGCAAGCCCGGCACCGGCTTCGTCATCTGCCGCTCGGCCAAAAACGGCGAAGAGGCGATGGAGATGATCAGAATCGGCGGCGGCGACGGGACGACGACGTTCACGGATTTGAACGAAGAGCTGCCCGGCACCGCGAGCATCCTGTTCCTCACGGAGCAGAGGCTCCAGACCGTGGTGGAATTCTACCAGCTTCTGCCCTTGAGAATGCGCCCGCTGTTCGAGTCGAACCGCGCGGAAAAACCCTTCTTCATCCAGCTTTTCGGCGCTCCCGACCTCAAAGTGCCGCGCTGGTGCGGCCTGGCGAACAACATCGCCTACAGCGGGGGCTTTGAATACTGATGGCGAAGAAAAACGAAGCGCAAGGCGAAAGCGAAGCCTTGAAACCGGACAATCCGGAAGCCGGCGCGGCGGCCGAGGCCAAAGCCGAGACAAAAACCGAGGCTGAGGCTGAAGCCAAAGCCGAGGCCAAAACGGGAACGGCCCCCAAAGCCGAAGCCGAAACGGTATTCTATGCCGAAGCCGCAGGAACCGTGCGAATCCGCAACGAGAGCTTGAAAGGCGGCAGGGTGCTGCTGGCAAACGGCGAGACCGCCGTTTTCGACAAAGACGGCATAGCCGGGATCGATTCCGCTCAGGCGGAAAGGCTTTTGCGAATCCCCGGCTATGAAAAAGCGTAGCGCGGCGGCGGGGGGAAACCCCCGCCCCATTCCGGGGGAAAGGTGATAACAGCGGCAAGCGCGAAAAACAACGTAGTCCTGCAATTCCGGCACGGGGGCAGGCGCAGGCTCGAAAGAAAGTTCATGGCGGACGGCCAGTGGCTCGCCCTGTCCGAAGGCGGGTTCGCCCCCGGCGGCAAAGCCAAGCCCGTGGAAGGCCTGCGCTTCCTAGACCCCGACGTGTCCGAAGGCGTGTACCAGTACCGCGCAAGGGACTTCGACGACCCGGACTCAAAATATGAAATGTCCGGCTGGGTAAGGTGCGGCGCGGGCGAGCCTGTGGGCTACACCTTCGGCAACTACAGCGCCCCCGAAGGAAGCTGGGGCGAAATCCTCACCCCCGACGACCTGCGCTTCACCTACTGCTGGGGAACCGATCTGCGGGCATCCAACGGCACGCCCTACACCGACGAGCAGATAAGGTTCCACATCAACTCCAGCATGGAGGAGATGGAAAGGCGGCTGAACATAACGCTGAAAAAGACGCGGGTGGCCGGCCAGCCCGGACTGCGGGGCCTGAAGCGCGGCGAGGACTACGACGAGGAAGAAGACTTTTATCAATACAGAAGGGAACGCATACAGAGGACGGGCTGGATAAGCACGCGGAAAAGGCCGGTAATGGAAGTGAGCCGGCTCGACCTTGTGGCGCGGCACAGCCCGATCCGGTCGCTGCTTAACGCTTGCACCCTGGACAAGACCAAGGGCGTGATAAAGTTTTTCGACCGCCCGCTGAGGCACAGCGATTCGGCAAGGGCCGTGCATCAGTCCGTGTTCCCTTACGGCGCGGACCAGTTCAACAACCAGATGTTTTACGCGATAGACTACGTCGCCGGCTTTGAAAGCGCGGACATGGTTCCCGCCGATCTGCGGGCGGCGATCGGCAAGATGTGCGCTATCGAGATGCTCAACATAATAGGCGACGGGCTAATGTCCGGCTTTTCGTCTTCGAGCCTGTCAATGGACGGCGTGTCCGAGTCGTTCTCTTCCACGCAGAGCGCGACAAGCGCGTTTTTCGGCGCGAGGATACAGCAGTACAACAAAGAGCTTGAGGGCTACATAAAGGCCAACAGGCTGAAGTTCGGCCACATGGTACTGGGGGCGCTGTAATGGAAGCGGCTTTGATTTTGAAGCACATACGGCTTCCTAAAAGAACGCTGAAACGGCTCGGGCTGCTGGAAAAGGCTAACCCGCACCATGACGTGCTGGGACGCTTCACATTCGCGCCGGATACCGGCGGCGGAGGAGGCGGGGGAGGGGGAACAGAGCCGGCGGGCTTTAGCGCGGCGGTTAGGAACATAAAAACCCTGTCGGGCATTCTTGAAAGCGGAAAGTCGCAAATCGTGAAGAGCAAAGAATTAGGGGATGTTACCGTAGACAAAGGTAAAACAGGCAATGACGGCTACGGGCTTTTGCACATAATAGAAAGAAGGATCGAAAGAGACAAACTTAACAGCACTGAAATAACATCATTGATTTACAAAGTAAATGACGCAATCGAAAACGGCTACAAAACAGACACTATCGACATCAAAGGCGGTCGCATCGGTTTGGAAAAAGACGGGATAATCGCAATTTTGGATCGCAAGAAAGAAGGCGGAAAAGATATATTTATGGTTTCAGGTTATATGTTGGATAAAAAGAAAGAAGAAGCCGCTAATGCCATAAAGACGGTGAGCGCCGATTACGGCTACACGCCTGAATTCTCTGGTTTCCGAAAACAGGTGGAAGCGGCCATTTCTTCCTTGCCTTTATCATCGCACAAACCCGTAAAAAAATCAATACAAAACAAGGGAGGCGCAAACATGAAACTGGAGATACTGAAGTGGATGGCGCGAGCCGGGAAAAAGAAAAAAGCCCCGCTTGCTACATGGAAGGGCATAGAGAAAGCCCTTGGGCGCGGCGGCGAAGGCGCGAAGCTGGAATACTTCAAGAAAAAAATACTGGCGCACCTGCGCGGCCTTCCGGAAGGCGACGTGAAAAAAGCCTACAACCCCGGCACGATAAGGACATGGAAGGGGAAAAAGCACATCAAAGGCGCGGACAAAAAATGGCGGCCGTACTACGACAAAGAAAGCCGGGGAGCCAACGCCGCGATAAAAAGCCTCATGCGGAAAGTGTCCGCAGCGGAAAGCGCCGAGGCCTTGCTTCAGCTTGTCAAGCTGCACCGGGACAGATTTTCGGACGCGGACGGCAGGCCGCTGCCCATAGTGCAGGAGCTGAGCAGGCACGTCAGGGAGAAAGGCGACGCGCTGGACAAACAGCCGGAGAGCAAAAAGCAGGAAACCAGCCGCAAGGCGAAAGAAAAGCGGGCTACGGAAAAGGAAAAAAAGAAGAGCCGCGAGCTTTCGCTGAAAGTTACAATGGGCAAGTACGAGCGGGGAGAAATAACAGCTTCAGATGCGTTCCTCATAATGCGGCAGAAAGGAGCCTCCGCCGATGAAGCGCGGGAGGCTTTCGGGCTTAAACCTAACGGCCCCGGTTCGTTCAAAGACGCGATGATGAATGAACTGGGCATCGACATTGACAAAAAAGGCGACGAAGCGAAACAAGCCGCGAAAAAGCAGGACGACATAAATCCGTCTCCAAATAAGAAGGAGTTTGAGGTAAACGGGAAAAAAGTCGTCGTGGAAAACGGCGCGGTTTCAATAAACGGGAAACTTGCCCATAAAGGGGTTCGCGCAAGCAGCATCACAGAAATCAACGATTTGCCGCAGCGTTTTAAGGATCAGTTAAAAAGCATGAAAGACTTTGACCCTACAGGCAGGGTGGCTCTTTCCGGCGGTGAATTCAGTATAGTTACAGTCCCCAGAGAAATAGCGGAAGAGGCCGCACGCCAAACGGAAAAAATACAGGCGGCGGCCGACCCCGAAAAACATATCGAAGGGTACAAAGAGATAAAAGCGGCTTACGCGGATGCCGCCCGTTACCGCCGGGAATACAGAAGAGTGGAAGATGACGACGTCGTAAGGCTGCCAAAACCGGTAGCGGCGAAGCCGGAAGATGTTGAGAAAAAATACCCCAGAGCGGCGGCTTACATAAAAATGGAAGAGTGGGCTGACAGCAACCCCGCAACGGATACCGGTTTCGCAAAAAGGCAAGCCGGGAAAAAAGCCGTCAAACGGTTAATCGCGGGCGACGATATGGACGAGGTTTTGGCAGAAGCGCAGGCGGCGTTAAAACTTGGAATAGACGAATTTCTTCGCAAGGACTAGGGGGCTCTCTAATGGCATTCGGGCTGGGCAGAAATTCACCCGTCGTTCTCTCCCTGGGCAGGGACAACTACGAGGCCATGCTGGAGCGGCACGCCCAGAACGTCCGCTGGAGGACGGCGCACAAATGCGCCTGCGCCCTTGAGACAAACCGCTCGGCAGACCCGCGCTGCAAAAAGTGCGGCGGCTCCGGGGAAACATACGGCTACCAGAAAGAAACTGTGCAGACCCTGCGGCTGGCCGTTTTCCAAGGCCTCGCCGAACTGCCGCCGGAACACGAAGGCGGCGAGATAACGGGCGCGTTTGACACCGGCGGGGACGCGCTCAAAGTTTCGCAGATGGGGCGCTACGCCAAACTGGAACACCCGGCGCGGGAAATGCGAAGCGGCGAAAGCGCGGACGTAACGGTAAGGCTGCAAACCGCGTCAATCATCGAAGAAGCCGCGCTGCAGCCCCTTGGGAACGGGTTTTACCGCGTGCCGGAAGCCCTTGCAAACAAGTCGCCTATAGAAGGCGTGCTCTTGCGCGAGCCGGCAGACCTTGTCGGCATAGACTCGGTAACGGACGGCGGCGGGCAGGAAGTCGAGGTGCTGGAATTCCGCCTTGACACCGTGCGGCTCAAAGACGGCGGGGCGCGGCAGCCGCTTACCGCCCGCGGCGTAAGGTTCGTGAAGCCCCACAAGTTTCTCATCTTGTCGCAGAACCTTGAAAAACAGGACGCGGCCATAGTAAACGCGCACGGCGGGGACGCGCTGGCGAGCTTCCCATACAAATACAAAGTGGCGGAAGGCGACATAATAACCGTGCTTGCCGGGGCCAACGTGCGGAAAGCGGTGATAAAGCGGCGCGGGGAAGGCTTTGACGACGTGCTGCCGGACTTTTTCGTCGGCGGCATCCTGCTCGTGTCGGGCCGGGAAAAAGAGTATGCCGAAGGCAGGGATTACGCGCTTGCCGGCACGAACAGGCTGCGCTGGCTGGGCGAAAGCCGCCCCGCCGAAGGCGAAAACCTCTCCGTGGCTTACGAGTACCTGCCGACGTACCGCGTTCTCAAAAGCGTTCCCCAGCTCAGGTCGAGCGAAAACCAGAGGATGCCGCGCAAGGCCGTGCTGAAGCTGTTCAGCGCGGTGCAGGAAAGCCGGGGAGCCAACAGGCAGAAGGGGGAAGCATGGTAAAGCTGGACGTAACCGTAAACAGCGAACAGTTGAAGGAACTGCTCGAAACGCTTTCGGCCTTCCACCCGGAAAAAATGCCCGGCACCAAGACCGCCGTCTTGCACGGCGCTTCATTGATCAGGGAAGCGTGGCTCGGCTACGCCAAAGGGGGCAGCCTTCCGGGGGTTGAAAGCCTTAAAAACCCCCAGGGCGGCTACGCCCGCAGCATAAAAAAGAGGCGGCTCGGCCCGCTGTCGTATGAAATATACAGCGAAGCCCCCATAGCCGAAATGCTGGAAAAAGGCACAAGCCCCTTCGACATGAAAAAAACGCACACGAAAGGCCCCAGATCAAGGGTATCCAAAGAAGGGCACGGCTACCTGATCGTGCCTTTCAGGTGGGGAACTCCGGGCACGGTGGGCTTCCGAAACGTCATGGCTGGCGACGTGCTAAACATAGTCAGAAAGTTTGAAAAGATGAGCACCGAGCGCAGCGCGGACGACGCCCCAGACAGGGACAAAACGCCTAACGCCATGGGCAAAATGGTGGGGCGGGCGCAATACAGCAAAGGCTACGGCCGTTTGAGCGGGGCGGGCCTGGCGGATCAGAACATGGCCGGCATGGTGAGGGCGCATGACGAGGCGGGCAAAAACAGGGCATCCGGCTACTTCACATTCCGGGTAATATCCGCGAAAGGAAGGCCGGGAAGCTGGATAAACCCCGGCATAAAGGCGAGGCCCGTAACGCAGACCGTGGCGGACATTACAAGAGAGCCAGTATCCAAACTGATAGAAACAGCGATGAAGGGGGATTTGGGAATATGATATTTTACCTTAACAAAGGCCGCATACTCGAAGAGGAAATAGTCCAAGCCGTAAGGGGCTATTTCGCGGCCATAGACCTGGCAAACGACTACAACGGCATATCCGTCAACGTTACCAACGAGCACCCGTTCAACACGCTGCTCGGCTCCGGGGACGAGGCGGCGGCCAGCCTGTTCCCCGCCGTGGTCATCACCACCTTGGATGAGTCCAAGCCGCCCGGCCTTGCGAACCTCCCGGAAACGGGGATAGAGCCGAGGGCCTGGGCCTGGGAAAAAGCCGACATGGACGCGCTTGCGGCGGCGGGCTACGAAGTAACGCCCGGAGTGGTGGAAAAGCTGAAGGGGCATTTCGAGGGCAGGGACAGGCTCTATGGCGTGGTCTTCGGGGCAGTCCGGCAGGATACGATCTCCATCGAAATATGGTGCGAGAACATAGCCCTTAAAAACCAGCTTTACGAAAAGCTGAGGGTTTTTGCCTGCGGCATGATGAAGCACGCCCTGTCGGGCGGCGGCAAGCTCACCGTGTTCGACGGCTCGGTGCGCGGCCAGCGCAGCAACACCTTCAACTACGACTTCGGGGTCAGCTTAGCCGGGGCGCAGATAACCTTTGAAGCTGATTACATTGTAGAACAGTCAATAATAGACACCGAGCTTGCCGGCGTAAGCGGCGATTTTTTACTGGAGGTGATGAACCATGCCAAAACGGGAGCGACCAAATCAACCGTCCGGCTCGGAACCGGGTAAAGCCGCCCGAAAGCCGGAAAAACAGCCGCCGGTTTCGGCGGATCAGTTTTTGGAAAAGACGGGACTCGGCGGGTCTGCCGCGGCAGGCCTAGCCGCGTCGTTGCACAGAACGGAATTTTTATCGCTTGAAGAGTGGCGGGCCGTAACGGCGGCGCTGCTCGAAAAAAAAGTTTGACAGGAGGGTCAAAATATGGGAGTACAACCGGCAATTTTTCAGACCGTGGGGCGGCGCACCGAGCACCTAGTCCCCGGAGCGTATTCGCGAAGCACGGCGGCAGGGGGCGCGTCCGGCGGCATTTCGGCCAACAACGGCGTAATCCTCGGCCGCTCAAGGGGCGGCCAGCCGCGCCGGCTTTTCGTTTTTTCCACGCTGGACGAGGCGCGGCAGACGCTGTCGGACGGCGAGCTTTTGAAAGCGGTGGCCCACGCCTTTACCCCTTCGCCGCAGTTTTCGCCGCAAAGGGTAATGGCGATGGCCGTCAACGGCAACACCCAGGCGGCAAGGCGGCTTAAAGCCGGGGGCGCGGAAGTGATCCGCGCAAGGACGGCCACATGGGGCTTGGACGCGAACAGGGTCTCGATGCAGATCGTCGACGGCTCGGAGCGGGGAACCAAAAAGCTGCGTCTGTCTTTCGGGGAAATGGAAGAGGCAATCGACAACATCGGCAAAAGGTCTATGCGGCTCCAGTACACCGGCGTTGGCTCGGCGGTGCTGGACATAGACAACCAAGGGCTTTACGTCAAGGTAACCGGAGGCGGCGGCCCGGAGGTGGAAGCCGAAGGCATGGAGCGGCTGCGGGTCGGCGAGGCGCGGGAAATAACCGTGAAAGCCTTCAACCCCGAAGCGGCGGGCGCGGTCGTTGCGAAAATCGAGATAGAAGGGATCGGCCCGGAGCTTCTGAACTTCGAGAGCCTTGAGGCTCCCGGCTCGTGGAAGCCGCTTGACATATCCGCCCCCTTCAAGCTGGAGGGCGGCGCGGCAAAGCTCCGCGTAACGCCGCTGGCCGGGGCCGGGGGGAAAACCGTCCGGTACAGGGTAGTCCTGCAAGAAGCCGCAACCGGAGCGGAGGCCGCCTGCACGTCCTACGGGCAGACGGAAGTCGCGGCGGAAGGGCAGCCCTTTTCGTCCTTCTTCGTTCCCGCCTGCGACGCGGGAAGCGGCAGCGTTTTCCTGCCCTTTGAAGACTACCCAACTGTAGAGACAATCGTAAGGCGGCTGAACGACACCGGGAAGTTCGCGGCCGCGCTGTTTGACGAAGACGACGAGTCCCCGTCGCGGGAGCTTGACGCGGTAATTTCGCTAGACCTGTCCGAGCCGAAGGTTCTGACCAGCGACTTCCACGCCCTTTTGAGCGCCCTTGAAAACAGCCCCTGGATAGGCAGGGGGAACGTTGAAAAAACGCGCGGCGCGCCCAACGCGATGCCGGACAACGACCCGGAACCCGTCTATTTTGAAGGCGCGTCGGCTGGAACCCACACCGTGGAAGACTGGGCGAGGGCGCTGGCCGCGCTGGAAACCGAAAACGTGCAGATCATCTCCACGCCCTCCACCGACCCCGCCGTGCACGTCTTAATATCGAAGCACTGCAAGGCCATGAGCGGCGTGCAGAACCGCAAGGAGCGCACCGCGCTTCTGGGCGGCCGGGCCGGGGAAACCGTGGCGGAAGCCGTGGAGTTCGCAAGGCAGCTTAACAACAAGCTGGTGTCGTACTGCCACCCGGCCATAACCGCAATGTCGCCTTTGACCGGGCGGCCGGAAGACCTGCCGGCATCCTACTTCGCCTGCAAGCTCCTGGGGCTGGAATGCTCCGTGGCCGTCAACGAGCCGCTGACATGGAAGACGGTAAGCGTCCTGCGCTTCGCCGCCAAGCTCACGGTTCCGGAAATGGAAAGGCTCATCGCCGGCGGGGTGCTTTGCGGCGGGACTACCGACGACAACCGCCTGGCGGTTATCCGGGCGATGACCACGCACAACGGGCCGCAGCTTCAGCTTGTCGAAAGGAGCATGGTGAGGCAAGACCTCTACATGAACCGCGACATCCGGCACCAGTACAGCCTGGGCATAGGGCGGCCCGGCGTTGACAAGGGGGCAGACATAGAGGAGACGCTTCACGGCGCGGCGCGAAAGTGGAGCGGGGAGGGGCTGATCATCCCGACGGACGAAGGCCTTAACGTCTGGGGCGTTAAAACCCGCAAGGTCGGGGACAAGAACTTCATCGAGTTCCACAGGAACCTCACGGCCCCCAACAACTTCTTTTTCATCACGGCGTACAACTATGTGTACGACTCCGGCACTTCGCTGGAGCTATAAAGCAGGAGGATTGAAAAATGTCTTTACCTAACGTAACCGGCGAGATCATCGCCCAAGGGTTCAACTGCCAAGTGAGGGTCGGCACCAACGCGGCCGACGCGCAGGCCGTCGCGCTGGTCGCGTCTTTCAGAGCTTCGGAGGATTTCCAAGTGCAGGACGCGGTGGTGATCGGGCACCTCGGCCCCGTGGCGATGGACCCGCAGGGCTACCAGTGCTCGATTTCCATGGACGGCTTTTTGCCGTTCAGACGGGTTTTGGATGGCGCGATACAGTACGCCGACGGCGGGCGCATCGCGCTCATGGACATAATGCCGACAAGGGCCAAGTTCATGGCCCCCGGCGCGGTGCAGAAAATCGCCTACATGGACTTTTACAACCGGAAGGCCGGGACGGTGCTTGGAGCCTATGAAGGGGTGCTGATAACCAGCGGCGAGATCAGCGTAGACGGTAACAGTTACGCGAAAAACAGCGTGCAGGCCAAGGCTCTCACGGCGGTAAAGCCGGGCGGCGGCTGAGAAGGCGGACGCGCCCGGCGGCCGCGCCTTTTTCCGGCGCGGCCTTGAATTAACAACAATTTTTTGGAGGATTAATAATGAAAACAGTGGAACGCATAAGCACGGAAAGGCAGGCTGAAAAGCTCGCCGAAGACAAAAAGGACGACCTTTTCACCCAGATGGTAATGGGCATGGACGCCACGGAGAAAGTCGAGACGAGCCGGGGAGTTTTCACGCTCAAATATCCCCGTGCGGCCGACCTCATGCTCATCGGCAGGATAGCCGCCCGGCGCAGGGACTACAAGCCCGCCGAGAGCTTCGACCCGCAGACGGAGGCGGTCAACATCATGGCTTCCACGCTGGACGTTATGGCGGTGTCCGGCCCTAAATGGTACGAGGACGCGAAAGCGCTCAACCGGGATTTTTCGTTTATGGAGGTGCCGAGCCAGGAGTTCCTTGCGGAACTCTATGTCAAGGCGCGTTCCTTTCGCGGCGAGGTCGAGCGCCGCTTTGGAGAGGAAGAAAAACCAGCCGCTAAGCGAGTACCTGCCGAAGAAAACGCTGATGAGGCTGTGGGCGGCGGTGCATTTGGGAACCTCTCCTACGAGCCGGACGGTGAGGGAGCTTGACGACTGGCAGATCGGGCTTGTCTACGAAGCCGCGATGAGCTTCCCCCTGGAAGGCATGAGGGAGAGCTTCAACAAGCGCCGCAGCTCCGCCGCAAACTTTGACGACGCAGACCTCTTGGAAGCCGGCTATTCGCCGGAGGAATTCTCCGCGATAAGGGGCGAGTGATGGGCAAAAGGGAAAGAATTCTTGCGTGCTTGCGCCTGCTGGCGAAGGCGGGCTTTGACGAAAGCAAGCACCGCCGGGGGGCGGACGGTATATATTTGCCGAAAAACACGTTAAAATGGTTAAATACTGCTCCCGAATCGGCGGCAAATAAAAAATTGATCTTGCAAAAAGGCGGCAAGCTGCCTGTCGGGAGCGTGCGAGTTTGGGGCGGCAAGGAATATGTCAAAGTAGCCCCGGGGGAGTGGAGACCGCGAGTGAAACATAAAGAAGACAGTACAGAACAGGCGAAAGAGTTAGCTTTAAGTATGTTCGGAACCCCGGAGGAAGTTCGGGAAATGGCAAAAATGGAGCGTAAAGCCGAATCATACGACGAAGCTCGGGAAATGGTTCTTGGGCTGGTAAATAAACCTTTGCAAAGCCGTAGCGGGCTTGTTGCTACGCTTTCAAAGAAATCAGTGGACAAGATTTTAAGCGGCACGGCGGTAGGAAAATCATTTGACAAAGACGCGCATCTGTTAGCCGCTGCCAATATTGACAAATTATTTTCTAATGCCGCAGAGCCTTTCAAATTTCCTCTTAAACCAGAAAAACATAATGAAAACTACCGTGCGGTAAGGCGGCTGTATTCGCCTATGCTTTTTGAAAAAAGGATAATCCCGGTTAAGTTTACCGTGTTGGAAATGCTGAACCCAAAAGACGGCAAAAGGCTTTATTCGCTGGAGGCAATAGATGTCGATCTGGATAAAAAATAAGGGATACCTTGCGGATATCCCTAAAATAATGGGTTGCAGGTATCTTGGCCCCGGGTGCCGCCTTATACAGGCCATTACGCTCATGCCGAGCTTAACACACAGCCTGTGGCTCTTCGGTAGCCCCTCTCTCATTTCATGGCTGTTCCTACGCGCCAGTGTGATGGCAACGTACAGCCATGAACGGATACATCCTCATTACTACAATAATAATGCTTGGCTGGAAAAAAATCAAGAGGGCGAAAAGGAGAAATAAATGATAAAAGCAGGCATAGAGCTGAGCGTTGAATCCGGCGGGTTCACCGCAGGCATGGCGGCGGCCGCGCGTTCCGTGGACACGTTTTCGCAGGCCATGGAAAAAGCGAAATCCGAGAAAGACTTCCACAAAGCGGCCAACCTTGACATAGCGCAGAGCCAGCTTAAAGCCAGCAGCCTGCTTTTCAACAATGACACAAAGTCGCTGCTCAACGACCCGCGCCTGAAAACGGTAATGGCCAACGGCGCTTCGGGCATAAAAGTTGACGCTGAAAAAGCCTCCCTGTTCAAGGACTTGACGCGCTCGATTCGGGAACTCAGCGGCAAAATAGAAGAGCAGATAGCCGCCGACGACATAGCCGGCGCGATGGAAACTACATCGCAATTGAAAGCGAAGCAGGCCGAATTCGGCAGGGCAGTCCAAGACCTGACAAGCCCGGCCGGGAAAAAGAACGGGCAGGCGGGCGCGGCCGGCTTTCTGGGGGCGCAGCAAATATCCACGGCGATAAACGAAGGCTTCAGAATCTGGGCGGACTCTTTCGACCGCGCCGGGATAGTCGGGCAGTTCGGCTCCGGGGACGTTTTCGGTGCGCACCTCTCCGAAAGGCGCAAAGACGACGCTTTGATCGGCGGCGGCGTGTCCACGCTGGGCAACATGATAGGCGGCGCGATGATGTTCAACCCCAAAACCATGCTTGCCGGCCTCGGCATAATGCTGGGGGCGAACATCTTCAACGCGGTAAGGCAGAAAAACACCAACGAGAAATCCACCCAGCTTGCCTACGCCGGCCTGTGGCAGCAGCGGGCGGCGGAGATGATGGAGCTTGCCGCGCTCAAGGGAACCCCCGGCGACCCTAGGGGCGCGTTCTCGGCCGCCGCCGGGGCCGCCAACCGTTTCGGGTTTTCCGCCGAAGAAGGCGCGGGGCTTCTGGGGCAGGCGCTGAGGGAAGGGCTTGGCGGCGGCCTTGCGCAGGCGGTTACGGAACAGGTGTTCAAACACCAGCGGGCCACCGGCGCGGACAGGGGCGCTCTGGCGGGGATAGCGACAATGTCCGCAAGGTTCGGCGCGGGCGATGCCCTTGGCGCGGGCTGGGCGGGGCTTAACGCTTCCGGCATGGAAAGCGGGCAGTACAGCGAGTTTTTGCGGGGAATGCAGCGGGTCATGGAAGACGGGATAAGCCGGGGCTTCGTGCGGTCGTCGGAGGAAGTGGCGAAGAACCTTACGATGCTGGCGGCCATGTCGGGCAACAGCCCGCTGTGGCAGGGCGAGCACGGGGCGCGGCGGCTGTCGGACATGAACGCCGGGCTTGCCAACGCCACGGGCCTGGGATCGACCTCTGACATCGTGGCGTTCCGGGCGGCGAAGTACCTTGCCGGGGAAGGGGCGAGCTACCTTGACGCGATGGAAATACTGGAAGGCGGCGTTACCGGCGACTTTTTGAACAAGTTCATGCGGCTGACCCGCGAGATAGAGGGCGGCGACGAGGCGGCCATAGTGGAAAGGCTCAGGCAGACCTTCGGCTTCAACTACACGCAGGCGAGGCAGTTCAACAGCGGCTGGAACTCCGGCATAAGC